AGTAAAAAAATATAATCCATACCATTTAAAAGATAACCCTAGATATGTAGGTAGAAAATGAAACTTAAAAAAACTAGAAAAGAAAGAAAGTGTTATTCATGTAAATCTTTAATAAATAAAGGAGATTTATATGGTCAAAAAAGCATAGCTTTAGGAGAAAAAGTTAATGGAGAATCAGAAACTTTTGATGGAATGAATACTGTAGTTCATTACATGAGAATACCAGTATCAATGTGTAAAACTTGTTTGGAGAATAAATAAATGTTACCTACAGATAAATGGGAAGAATCAAAAGAAGAAGCTAAGGATTTAGCTCAGGATTATCTTGATAAAGAAAAAA